TTAAATTATTTTACTTTTTTTGCGATTAACCCTTGACTTTACGTAAAATGTTGTCATACTAAGGTTATGAAAAGTTGGAAAAGAAAAGTAGTTTGGTTGTCCTTGCCTGAGCCTCGGCTGGACTGGGAAACCTTCAAAAGAGTTTGCAGTCACTTGAGCGTAGAAGACGCAAAGGAGCGGGCAACTATAGTGATGGAAAGAATCCAAAAGAAAAAATCATGAACTATTACGGACAACCAGAATTATTACCTAACGGACTCTTGAGAATGTTTGACTATTATGCAAAATGGAGTCACCTCTTTAAAAAAGTAGATGGCGAGTGGAAACACTACGCTGGATCTGCATCCACCGAAACAAAAAGATTACTCGAAAACTACGTTAACGCATGAAAGATCAAAATTTTAACAACTGGAAGAAACGCCTTAAAGCCTACATACTTAAAGATATAGAAAATCGTAAAACACATAGAAAATTATAAAACATGACAAAAGAAACACTAGCAATGATCCTCGCCGACAATTTTGAAAAAGCAAAGCATGGAGATACCTTAGCGGTTTCTCTCATCCTTGGGGCGCAAGAAGAATTGAAAAAGATTAAAGAGCTTGAAAGCTTAATCGCACAAGGAAATCCGTTACCCTCAAACCCATTGGTATAGAAAAAAGAGTTGACAAAAACTAAAAACCTGTCAAACTAGAAGCATGATAAGATTAAAAGTTATAAAACCACTTCGTATAAATGAACACCTTCTTAACGTGGGAGATGAATTTGAAGTTGCCGAGGTCAAAGAGGATCTCACGACCAAGGCGACCTTTTTTCGTCCTGCAAATGTTAAGGGAATGCCCAAAGGCACTTTTTGGCTGTTCACCAATAAAACCTTTAAAGTTATAGCATAATGATTAAAATCGAAAGACACGTAAACTTCGACAACTGGATAAATGTTAGTATTTACAACAAGCTCGTGGATCAATTCAGTTCGCGCATCGAGGCGGTTCGTTTTGCTAAAAAGCTTGCCCAAAAGCGAAGGATGAAAGTGTTAGACCTAGACGATAACGAAAAAACCCACAAAGACCTTACTAATGGCTGAATCAGTATTTATTCTTATTGTAGCGATTTTTATATACGCTTATCTTACCCGATAGGGTAGGGCGACGCGGAAGTCACTTACAGGCCTACGTTCAGGATTGGCACGGGACGTGCAGCCCGCGCCGTGCCAAGTGCATGTGTATTAAAAGTGCATACATTTAGCGCTAACGAAAAAACTTTCACAAAACACTTGACTTTATACAATTTTCTGTCAGACTATAAGAATAGTTTAATTAAAACCACGAAATCAAAAACCATGGGAAGCCAACCAGTCAGAAGACCAAACCAGAACTTGTCCGCAAGTGAATTACGTGCAGTCAATTCGTTGCACCGTCAGCATCAAGCCTTACTGGCGCAACCTCGGTTTGCCCTGTTGCTTCAATCCAACAGCAACCCCAATCATTCCTTTAGGGCTTCAGCTTGGGGCGCAAACGCTCAGGAAGCGGTCAATTCTTTCTTTGGCGAAGGCGCAGAAGGCGAGCATTCCCGTAGATGCGTTAGGGTTGTCAGCGTTCACGCTTGCGAGCATCCTTCGCAAGCCAGCCCTGCGAACAGGGTCAATTAAAAAACCCTTGACTTTACAGAAAAATCTGTCATACTAAAACCATAGAAAATTAAAAACCATGAACAAACAAATTATTATCGGCAACCTTACAAAGTTAATCGGCAAAGCAAATGCCCCAAGCGATTTTGCCATCGCAACCACAATGGTTCGATTTTCGGATCTCGACAATTCAAACAAGATAAAACTGCATACATTTTTAGCACAAAAAAAGATTCAAAAAGGTCATTGACAAAAGCCTTTTATTATGAGATAATTCTTTAAACTTAAGATTAACCACACACAAAAAACCATTATGACAATCCAAGACCTCGCCCGCCAAGATTCAACCGAACGCGCTTTAACTGTTCACGGCTTCGGCGCTTGGCTCGATTCCCAGCAACCCACACCTGAGGAACAGGACAGAATCCTGACGGACATGGAGGAACAAGATTTGCAGCGCAAGGCCGATCTCCATTGGGATCTATGCCTTGAGGATCTGCTCGCGCACTAGCGAGATTGGCACGGGGCGTGCAGCTCGCGCCGTGCCAACTTGATTTGTAGGTATTTTGCATACATTTGTTCACCGCAAAAAAACTTTGACAAAACACTTGACTTTATAAAAAATTCTGTCATACTAGAGTCATGATTAAATTAAATGATATAGTAACAAACAAGACAGGAGCTGTCTTTCAAGTAATTGACCCAAACTACCGCACCGATCGGTTGGGCAACCAAATCCTTTGCCGTAAGTACCGCAGTCAAAAGCGTGTTGCCTTCATGCCTTGGCAAGTGAAAAAACATCCATTTTTTTCCTAAAAGCCTTGACATTACAGGGAATTCTGTCAGACTATTAAAAGATTAAGATTAAAACCACAAAACAAAAACCATATGAAAAAATTCATCACAAAAAAGTCCAAGATTCAAACCCTTATTAATGCAATTAACCTTGAGGTTAAATGCCCAAACCTTCCGTTACCCTTCCACAATGAAAGCCACAAGAAGGTTGCTCACGATGCGATTTCCTCCGTTGTGTTTGAGGTTGAACAATTCCTCAAAGAATTTGGTAGCGAAGATCTTGCCAAGGGTTTTGCCTCTAAGTGCTTAAAAAGGTAATGCCATGTCAGACATCACTTCAAACCCTCTTTATTGGTTATCCTACAATTTAGTCGAGATCACCATTGCCATGACGGCATTGACCTTTATTGGATTGACCATTATTGCATTAACCGAAAAACATTAAAAGACCATGACAAAGAAACATTTTGAACTTATCGCCCAAACACTTAACAAGGCACACAAGCACGACCACAACAAAAATGCGGTTGAAGCTATCGCCTTTGACCTCTCAGTAAAATTTCAGGATCTCAATCCAAACTTTGACCAAGCACGATTTGTCGAAGCTGTTACAAAAGATTAACTTTGATTACAATGACATGGTAGCCCGTCGAGGTTGGTGGTTCTCCTCGGCGGGCAATTCTTTTTTGGCACGGGACGTGCAGGCGGCGCCGTGCCATTTGGCTCTATCACTGGGCTGGCGGCCGATAGCTTTATGCTTATAGTGCATACAAGTTACATTTATTTAGTATTTAATCCGAATTAAATCCCATTAAATGATTTAATCGAAAAACTTTAACGATTCGAGCGGCCTTTATGCGATTTTTATGCAATTATTTTGCTGTTTGGCTCTATCACTGGCCTCACGGCCGATCTTTCTACTTGAGTTTTTCCCATTTTCTGTCATACTATAAGAATAAACTAATTAAATTAACTCAATTAAAAAACCACATATTATGCAAAAGAAAATTGAAATCCGCAAATGGTCGACACATTACAATGTCGCAATCTGGACAACACTTGACCAAGAAGGTTGCTACAAGTCAAGCCTGCCACGGGTTCGGGTTGCCAGTAGTCGCTCACATCTCAACAAAATTTTAAAGGATGAAGGATCTTGCGTGATGAACTCTCGATGGGTCAAGGCTGACTGCCTCGTAGATTAAACGCTTGACTTTATAAAAAATTCTGTCATACTATTATTATATTAAGATTAAAAACCACAAACCAAAAAAACCATGCATAAACTATTAATTGATATTATCAACCCTGATGACAATTCTGTTGTCAAGTCAGGCGTTACAATGACCACGGACGGAAAGCTTTCCGTTTGCGAGATGAACAGCATTTTATTTAAACAAGGCGGAAATGTTTTCCGTGTTGTCGAAGTGATTACAAAAAACCCAAACCTACAATTTAACTTATTCTAAAAGAAGGAAAAAACTATTATGACAAAGAAACATTTTGAACTTATCGCCCAAACCCTTAACAAGGCTTACACTATTGCGTCTCCTGGGTCTACAAGTCACCACAATTCAGTAATGAATGTTGTCGAAGCTATCGCCTTTGATCTGTCAGTAAAATTTCAGGATCTCAATCCCAACTTTGACCAAGTCAGATTTGTCGAAGCTATTACAAAAGATTAACTTTTAAGTATCATCAAAAAAAACAAAAACATGAAAACTCCATTAATTATATTCGCCTTGACTACCCTTCTGTATGTGTCGCACGTTGTTCTGATGGACTGGATGAAGTTTCTTGCTTAAAAAGTATTAACTTTTATTTATGGTGGCCCTGTCGAGGTTGGTGGTTCTCCTCGGCAGGGTTTTTTGGCACGGGACGTGCAGCCCGCGCCGTGCCATTTGGCTCTATGACTGGGCTGGCGGCCGATGCCTTTATGCATATAAATGCATACAAGTAGTATTTAATCTGAATTAAATCGAATTAAATGCGATTAAATGATTTTCCGCTGAATTTCTCACAATTTAAAGAGCTTTAAGCGATTTTTTATGAGATTATTTTGCTGTTTGGCTCTATGACTAGCCTCAGAGCTGAAGATTGTCGTTGTATTTTTCGAAAAATGCTTTATAATGGTACATAGACAATTAAGAAAGACCTAACCAAGAAAGATAAAAACCATGCAGTTATTCAAAGCCACTCACTTTTTCATCACACCTCACGCTGGAGATTCCGCTTGCGGGTTTGGGTTCTCCAAGTCACCTAAGCAAGCCGTCAAGCTTGCCAAGCAATCTGCCGAGGTCAATCTCGCCCGCTGGGATGCGGAGCATGAACATTGTTCCTCAATCGGTGGGGAAGTTACCCACCTCCTCAATGCCAGCAATGGCGTTGTAGTCAAGCAGATCCTTGATCTGTAAACCTTTATTTTAAACCACAAACAAAAAAACCATTATGACAAAAAACCAACTTATTCACGCAACAGAAACGCAAGAAATTGCTCGCCTTGAAAAGCAGATCCAAGAATGGACTGACAGGCTGAACCGCTCACGCAAAAACTCATTGCGTGCAATGCGTGCAATGCATCGCGAGCATCTCGTTGCCAAGCTTAACAGGCTACAGCGAGAAAACGCTTGACTTTAAACATTATTCTGTCAAACTATATAAAGAATCAAAAACCATGTATCAAGTAACATTAGAAATCATCCAAGCAACACCATCAACCTGGCTGGAAGTTGGACACCGCAAGTCAATCAAAACCAATGAAGCTCTAAAGGTTGGGGACAAGTGGACAGACTTTGGGCAGGTTGCCAAGGTTATTGATGTTCAAGAAATCGAGGAAACCCCTTGGACTGATGAACAAGAAAAGGCTTTACAGAAACACCAGCACGAAGAGATTAACAAATCCTTTGACCGCATCACAAGAAACATTTTAAACAATTAAGAAAGAAAATGATTACAATCGGAAAAAAGTATCAAGTCATTAAAGACAAGAAAAACAACAATTACGTTTTAGTATTCAAAAAAGCAAAATGAAAGATTTGTCAGAAGTCCCTTTTGTCCTCACCTCATTAAACCAGCACAACATTATTTTACGCAAGGATAATCCATTTTATAAAGATACTGGTCGAGATTTACCCATGAGCATTGACTGCGTTTTAGCCAATGAGGACAGGCTTGAAGAAGTCACCGATCAACTTGACTTGCCGAGCGATCAAGCAATTTGGATTTTGCACGATGAATAATTTATATTAAAAATGATTACAATTATTATATGTGCAGGGTTTGCCGTTGGGTCGGTTGGCCTTTGCTTCTTGTGTTGGTCGGGCATCGAGCGCTAGCCCGCTCTATGACTGGGCTGCGGGCCGATGGTTTTGGCACGGGACGTGCAGCCCGCGCCGTGCCATTTGGCTCTATCACTGGGCTGGCGGCCGATGACTTTATACATACAAGTGCATACAAGTAGTATTTATTCCGAATTAAATTCGATTTAATCCGATTAAATGATTTTCCGCCGAATTTTCCGCAATTTAGAGAGCTTTAGGCAATTTTTTGTGCATTTATTTTGCTGTTTGGCTCTATGACTGGCCTCGGGGCCGAAGTTTGTCGTTGTATTTTTCGCAAAATGCTTTATAATGTATTACATAGAAAATTAAGAAAGACCTTTTAAAAACCACATTATGAAAAAAGAACAAAAAATCATTCGCCTTCAAACCCAACTTAACGAGTGGACTGCACGACTTAACAAGTCACGCAAGAACTCATTGCGTGCAATGCGTGCAATGCACGTCAACCACATCCGTGGAGAGTTGGAGGCTCTCAAGGGAAGTTGAAAAAAACTTTCCTATTCGCTTGACTTTGTCAAAATTTCTGTCAAACTATTAAAAGAATCAAATTAAAAACCACATTATGAAAAGTATATCAAAACTCCCTCTCGCCCTTCAATCCCTCTTTGCTGAGCTTAAAGCTGAGCAAGATGTCCAAGAAGGCATTGACGGTACACAAACCCAAGCCTCGAAAGAGGACATCCTTGACGAAGTCGTCTTGCTCAAGACCGACGTTGACGTTGACCCCATCGACGAAGACGACGAGGAACAGATTGACATGGACGCAGTCAGTCCTGCAATGCTCGCAATGTTTAAGTAAACATATTAACTTATATTAAAAATGATTGAACCTATCTTAATTACAGCCATAGCCATTTTTATCGCAATCTCTATTGATAGTCGATAGTCGATAGTAACTGGGGCAGTTCAAGCACTCCCCCCCCATTTTTCAAAAGAAAACCTCAACGCAATTTAGAAATCTTGCGGGGGGGTGGGTATTTTCATAATCAAAATCGATTTTAAAAAAAACCGAAAGTAGCCCAATGCTATAGTGGACGATAGAGAACCGAAAGTAGCTCAGCACTACAGTGGACTATAGAGAATTATAGAGAGCTATTCGCCAGGACACTCCTTGGGAGTTTCGCAGTCGTCGGGCTTTTCGCAGCATTCTTGAGTTTCAGAGGCTGTAATATCTTCACTCGCGGCTACAGCCTGCGCTTGAGCGGCTGCTACTTCAGCTTCTTGACTTTCGTAAGCTGTTGCAAGGGATTCTTGCATATCAGCAAAAATAGCTTGCAGGTCTTCCTGAGAGGCTTCCTCAATTCTCTGAACCGCCTGCTTGCGACATTGGAGGTCAATTGTCGATAGCACCTGCGTAAAGGCAACGCCTTCAAACATGCGCTGGGCTACAAACATTTTCAATTGCTCTAAGACCTCGTCGTTGAAAGGTCCGTCTGCGGTTGGAGTCTCGCTTGCGGAAGGTTCCGTAGCCACAGGGGAATTCGTATTTTCTTCTTGCATATGCCCTATATTACAAACAGAACGCAAAAAATCAAAAATCAATAGGATAAATTTTTTCAAAGTTAACGAGAGAATATTCGGAGCTCTCTCGGGTCTCGCGTTTGAGGCCAAAATTCAAGATATTTAATTCGTAATGAAGTTCTGATACCAAGTCCTTCCTTATACGAACAATAATGTTAGTGATTTCGGGATTATGAAAAATTTCATCAGCGAACTCAAGACAAATGTCTATAGCTTCATTTTGGCTTTTCATTTTTATTAAGGTCTGCAAGTAGGACTTTATGTACTTCATTTACGCGATCTAGCTTAAGAAGGTCTGCCGCGTTCTTATTTTGGAATTCAATCCGTATTTTACTAAGCCACTTGGCAGCTTCATATAAAGAATAACTATTAGCTAGTTTTTTCATAAATTCAGTTTGGGTCATATAATGCTCTTTTATTTAGTGTGTCTCTATAGTACAACTCTTGTTGGTATTTTTTTATTATAATTTCGTAATTGTATAATATATCTTGTTGGCGTTGGCTAATATCAATTAGTTCTCTAATAGACTCGTCTTGTAAAAGCATTATTACATTAGCTTTTTTTAATTCCTGTGCGGCCTTCAGCAAGTGGGGATCATAATTATCTTTGATAAGGCGATATTCTACCACTCCAAATAATAATAAAAATAATAAAAATCTCACCCACATATTTTAATATACACATACTAAGTGTATTATATATAGATGGCTAGAAAAAAGGCACTGGCAGCTGATGGGGATCTCGCGAAACATATTCAAGGTTTTAACGGACTAACTTCTCATTTTCATGTCCAATCCAAAAGACTGACAGATAAGCAAAAATCTTTTTTAGACTTATCTCTTGACCCAAAAACTAATGTTGTTTTTTGTGCAGGCCCTGCAGGTACCACCAAAACCTACGTAGCCGTTTATTCGGCGCTTCGTTTCTTAAGCACTAATATTGATCTTGATCTATTTTATGTTAGAACCGTAGTTGAAAGTGGCGAACGAAACCTCGGTTCCCTTCCTGGGGATGTAGACGAGAAATTCAACCCGTATATGGCTCCTTTAGATGATAAGCTAAGGGAGATGGTAAAGCCCTCAATCATACCAGAGCTTATTCAAAAGCGTAGGATTGAAGCAATGCCTATTAATTATTTAAGGGGGGCGAGCTGGGAAAATAAAATCGTTATTGCGGACGAGGCTCAAAATTTTACATTTAAGGAATTAACGACTCTCATTACTCGAATAGGAGAAAATACCAAGTTATTTGTTTGTGGAGACTTTTTACAATCAGACATTAATGGCAAGACGGGATTCCGTAAGATGTTCGATTTGTTTGATGATGAAATTAGCAAAACGAAAGGGATTCATACTTTTGAGTTTACCAAAAAAGATATTAAACGGAGTAAAATATTAGGCTACATTATTGAAAAAATCGAAAAAG